GCCAACGGGCTGCTGCCGGGCCGCCCCGGGCCGGCGGCCGTCGAGTAGCGGCCCGAAGCGGTGGCCCTGCCGCCGAAGACGCCCATCGCGAGCCGTTCGAGCGACAGCGCGCCGCCGGCAACGCGCATCTCGCCCGAGATGTCGCCGATCGTCATCTTTTCGAAAAGCACCTTTCGCAGATCGGTGTTGAGCGAGAGGTTCAGGTTGCGCGGGACCTCGATGGCCCGCACCGGTTCCGCCGGAGCCTCTTCGTCCGCGGCCCCGCCTTCCGCCGAGGGCATGGCGTCCATGATCTCGTTCAGGTCGAGCAGCTCCGATTTCACGTAGAGGCGCCCCGAAAGCACGTCGTCCCGCAGCAGGTAACCGATGTAACCGGTCAGCTGGCCGTTGGCCGAAAGGTCGCTCCTGCCGACCGTCAGGCCGAACTCCCCGAGCGTCATCGCGGCGGGCGTGACGGTGGCCGCAGACACCAGCATCTTTCCCTATGGCACGGTCATTCTGATTGAGGGCGTAGGGATGAGAGTGGTACAGGATACCGGCTCGCTCATCAAGGAAAATGCCTTAGATGTGGCCGTAGGCACCCATGCGGAAGCGATTGCGTGGTCTGGCTGGGGTTCTCACAAGGTCTGGATTGTGACGGGAGGTGAGACGGATGCCGCTGAATGAGTACGGCGAAAAGCTGGATTCCAACGGCTATGCACCCAGCATCCTGCATGATAAGCCGGTCTGCCTGATCTGCGGGCGGTATGGTACAGCACGGCATGAGGTGTACTTCGGGAGTGCCTACCGGGCAAAGAGCAAGCGTCTGGGCCTGTGGGTGACGCTTTGCCCGTGGTGCCATCAGAACGGCCCGACCGCCATCCACAACAACCGTGATGCTGATCTCCGGCTGAAGCGCTGGGCGCAGAAAAAAGCTATGGAGCACTACGGCTGGCCGGAAGCCCGGTTTATTCAGGAATTTGGGAGGTCGTATTTATGAGTGAAAAATGCCCGATTATTGCCATTGATCCGGGCAACAGGCAGAGCGCTTACTGCGTTATCGACTGCAACACCTTGAAACCGCTGGAGTTCGGCAAGGTCGATAACGAAGAATTGCGCAACAAGCTGGTTTTCGCCAATGAACAGGGCTGGCAGTGGGCGGCCATTGAAATGGTGGCTTCTTACGGCATGGCCGTAGGCAGGGAAGTGTTTGATACCGTCCTCTGGATTGGGCGTTTCTATGAAGCATTGTCCATCCAGATGGCGCAGAAGCCGCGGCTTCTCTGCCGCATCGAAGAAAAACGGCACATTTGCCATGACAGCCGGGCAAATGACCCGGCCATCCGGCGGGCGCTGATTGACCGTTTTGCAACCCACGATTTGAAAAACGGAAAAGGCACCAGCAAAAACCCGGATTTCTTTTATGGCTTCAAGGCGGACATCTGGGCGGCATACGCCGTCGGCCTGACCGCCATCGAAAACCACAACAACGATTACAAAATTTCATCTGATTGCTGAAAGGAGTACATACCATGAGCGAAATTTCCAACTACGAGGCCCAGAAGAAAAAGCTGCAGGGCCTGTGCGATGAGCACAACTTCACGTTCCGCTTCTTCAAGGATCGCTATCCCATCACGTTGGTGATTACCCCCATCAATGACGTCGCCACCCAGATGGACATGCTGGGCAACGTGGAGGAGACCGGCTATTGCAGTCAGGACTCTTCCATGTGCTGGTACTTTGAGAACAGCGAGCTGAAGACCAAGGTCAAGGGCACATTCAGCATTGACAAGGTTCTCCGCACCAAGATTGAGAACATCCTGCTGAAGATGATCTCTTTCTGGCAGCAGTACTTCTTCCGTGACCTGATGGAGAACGGCAAACTCCGCAACTTTGGCGTGCCGGTGCCTGATGTGCCGGATTCCAATTCTCAGCGGGATTCTCAGCAGGACACCAAGCAGGGTGCCCCGCAGGACGACCCCGACGATGACGATGAACCGGCCGAGGACTCCGCTGAGGATGATACGGAGGAATAACCAATGGCAAAGGCAGCAGTGACGCGCAGCATCCGGGACGACCACCAGAAAAACTTCCTCAAAATCTTCAATGGCCTGACCGGAAAACATAGCCGCTGGGAGATTTGGGAGGACTTCGTCACCCTGACAGCTATTGAGATCTCAAACAGCACGGACAAGGTGAACGCGGCCGAACGCACCAAGATGTACCAGACCATCGTTTCCAAGTATTCTGCCAAAGAGCGGGACGGCATGGCTGAAATGCTGGCCGAGGTGGTCATGGGCGTGGAGCAGAACCCCGACCAAGATTTCCTTGGCTCTCTGTACATGATGTGTGAGTTGGGCAATGACCACGCCGGACAGTTCTTCACGCCCTACGACGTGTGCCGCTGTATGGCCGAGATCACGTTTGACCCGAAGCTGCACCCGGACATGGAGGGGTTTATCTCGGTATCTGACCCGGCCTGTGGAGCTGGCACCACGCTGCTTGCCTTTTTGAACGTCTGCAAAAGACGGAATATCTGCTACCACAACAAAGTCCTTGTCGTAGCCCAAGACATTGACTTCATCGTTGGGCTGATGTGCTACATCCAGTGCAGCTTCATGGGCTGCGCTGGATATGTAGTCATCGGTGACACCCTTGTGAATCCGGCAACCGCTTATGATAAGCGTGGGCTGCTGCCCGCCGGGCCGCAGAATCGCATTTGGTATATGCCGTTCTTCTCCACCGACATCTGGTATATGCGGCGACAGATAGCCCAAATGAACCTTTTGCTGGAACCCAAAGGCGAACCTGCAAAAATCGAAAAAGCAGATACTAAGCCCGTAAATTTGCAAAAATCTATCAAAAATGAGCCGAAAGCCCCGGAAAATGAGCCTCTTAATGAAACCAAAACCGGGCAGCTCACGTTTTTCTGAAACCATGGAGGAAAATAAATCATGGCAGAGATCACGAACATTGCGTGCAGGAGACTGCATCCGCACCCTGACAACCCCCGCAAGGAACTGGGGGATTTGACGGAACTTGCCGCCAGCATCAAAGAGAACGGCATCTTCCAGAACCTGACCGTTATCCCCGGCCACTACCTCAACAGCCGGGAGTACATTGCAAAGTGCGTTGACGAGGGCGGGGATGCCGCAGCAGCAGCGGCAGCATGGACACCCAAGGCTGTGTGGTCCAGCGAGGACTACACCATCATCATCGGCCACCGCCGGGCCGCGGCCGCACAACAGGCAGGATTGTTTGAAGTGCCCTGCGTAGTCGTGGAAATGGACGAAAGGGAACAGCTGCAAACCATGATGATTGAGAACATGCAGCGTAGTGACCTGACTACCTATGAGCAGGCGCAGGGCTTCCAGCTGATGCTGGATCTGGGCGACACGGTAGAGCAGGTGGCATCCAAGTCTGGCTTCTCCCAGTCCACCATCCGCCGCAGGGTGAAGCTTCTTTCTCTTGACCGGGATGCGTTCCGCCGGGCAGAACTTCGCGGCGCCACTCTTTCGGACTACGCAGAGCTGGATAAGATTGAGAGCGTTGAGGACAAAAATAAGGCGCTGGAAGCTCTTGGCACTCAGAACTTCCGCCGGGTGATGCAGGAAGTTCTGGAAAATCAGAAGTGGGAACACCGCAAGGCTGAATGGATTGCAGACCTCAAGAAATTTGCAATCGAAGACCCGAATGCTACTTATCAGACCCACGAACACGTTACCGGGTACAGCAAGTGGAACATCACCAAAGATGTTGTTGTGCCGGAAGATGCAGATCATGTTCAGTATTTCTACAAGGTGAGTAGTGGGCAGATTGATTTGTACAAGACCCGTGATGTGGCCGCAGAGGATGCCGAAAAGGCAAAGCGGGATGCAGCCCGCGAGGAAGAGCGCATGATTGGGGAAAGTTTCCATAACATCACGGAACTTATGTTCAACCTCCGCCGTGAATTCGTGGTGGAACTGGCTCCTACCGATTGCAAAAAGGGATTCCAGGCCATTGCCCGCTACATGGCCTGTGCTGCAGACGATAATTTTGATTTAGACCTGACGCTGATTGGAAACATCCTCGGTGTGGAGCTGTCGCAGGAATTTGTGGACAGTTCCGGCAAGGACTGGTACAAAATTCTGGATGAAGATGGGGTCTACGGTACAATGCCGGAAAAGGTGCTGCTGGCACTTGCCTATTCTTCGATGGACAGCAGCTATTGCGGTTACTGGAGTAAGGACTGGAATGTTGAGCGCCAGAAATATGTGTACTCTTATCGGGAAAATCCGACACTGGATGCCACCTATGAAATGCTGACGGCGCTGGGGTATGAGATCAGCGACGATGAGCAGGCATTGCGGGACGGCACCCACAAGATTTTCCGGGAGTACGGCCCCGATGAAAAGAAGTGGTCGGATTGTGACTACTGCAAGGCGGCACACCCGAACTGTGATAAGTGCTGCAAAGCCTGTGATGAACCTTGCAATGCCGTTCAGGACTGCAAGAAAAATGAAGAAAGGACTGAAAACGATGAATGAGAAAACTATGGGGGCTATCTCTGTTTCTGCACTGGAGCGTCTGGAGCAGAGCGCTGTGAAGCTGAGCCTGATTACTTTTTGCCTGCGTCACGAGGAACTCAAGGCCGCACCTGATGCGGCGGAGATCCACAGCATCAAATCTGACCTGAGCCGGGCATTGCGGGAGGTCAGCACCAATGCTGCTGCCTGTGCGCTGACCGGCGGCATCCCGGAAAAGGCAAAGGCAAGCACCCCTGCGGGGGCAGAGCCTAAGCGTGTTCAGCGGAAAGAAATCCACAAAGGCACGGCCTACGGTGTCCTGCGCCTGCGCTGCCCGAAATGCGGGGATGTGTTTGGCCGGTTCCTGCGGGAACCCAGCGCCAGTGTGACCTGCCGTTGCGGCGGGGAAGTTCAGCTGGACAACCTGACACGGTATGAGTTCACCTGTCCCTGCTGTGACTTTGAAGCCCACGGCCGCACCAATCTGGAAGACCCCGAAATCACGGTGCCCTGCAAGTGTGGCAACCCGGTCACGATGAAGTGGGACCGAAACAAGCGTATGTACCATGAATGAGGGCGGGAACAATGACACTTGAAGAAGCCTGCCGTCTTATCGACCCGGCAACGGATATGGATGCGTTGGCCGAGATTGAGTATTACAACGGCTTCAAGGGCAAGGAAGCCGCCGCAAAGGCTCTCAGGGAAGCCAGCCAGCTGGTGGTAGATTTTGTTCGCAAAATGTCGTGGCATGATGCCAAGAACCCACCGCCTGCACACGATGAAAGCTGGAAAGAAAAGAGCGGAGAGAAGCACCTCTGCATGATGAGCGACATCGTATGGGTTTGCTGTGGAAGCGGCAATACCATGAAAGGCTGGTTTGAAAATGGCACATGGTATATTGAAGATGGCCGCAGGGCAGACAGCACCCCATACGGAGAAGTGAAGCTGTGGGTGCCGCTGATGGAGCCGCCGGAGGAAGAAAAGCAATGAAAGAAAAAACCATCACAGTTTCGCATGAAGTGTCACCGGAATATGGAAAATGCAGTTTCGGTGGGGACTTTTGGGGAGAAGAAGTGTGCAAGTACCACGCACTTCGTACCCAGACACACGGAAATAAGGCACCGCCGGAATACAGAAAACCCAAGTGCCTGTTATTCAACTGCTGGCTCGAAGAACCCTACAAGAAGTGTGAAGCATGCAGAAAAGCGTGCAGAGAGGAGAACGAAAAGTGAAAGCTGTCCTTATCAGCATCAAGCCCAAGTGGTGTGACCTGATTCGGCGGGGGCGTAAGACGGTTGAGATCCGCAAGACCTGCCCGAAGCTGGAAGTGCCGTTCAAGGTTTATATCTATGAGACCATGGATGGCGGTCGTGGGAGCGGCCTTGTTTTCGGTGAGTTCACCTGCACCGGCTTTGATGTGTTCAGGCCGATCGGTAAGGGCATCAGCATCAAACGCTTCCCGGCGCTGTATGAAAGCTGCCTGACCCTTGATGAAATCGTAAAGTATGCGCAGGGTGAGCCGGTATACGGCTGGCAGATCTCTCAGCTGAAGCTCTACGAGGAACCGCTCAAGCTGGAGGACTTCTCTCGGCACGGCTTCTGTGGCATGAACGGGACTGGTGTTTGCGGCAATGCAGACTGCGAGAACTATCAACCGTCCGGCAACTACATGGATCCGCCTACCTGTGCAATCGATGGCTGCATCCTGTATGAAGCGCCGCAGAGTTGGTGCTATGTGGAAGAAAGGGGATGCTCAGAATGATGTGGATTAAGATGGCCGAAGCCGTAAAGTGGATCGCCGTGAGCATCGCAGTATCTGTTGCTATCTATGTGACAGGGAATTGGAAGTTGCTTTGGTTCTTCCTTATTCCCATGTTGTCTTGAGGGAGGGGGAATGCCTGATGTCAAGTTTTCAAAAAGATGTCCAGCTCCTCACTGATTTGCAGGAGCTGATCTCCGATGCAGAGCGCACCGCCAATATGCCGGGGTATGCGGGGGCTGTGTTCAATGCAATCTCCCCGGCGCTGAAAGCGGCCATGCCGGCGGCACAGAAGAAAGCCCGGCGGCAGATCGATGTGCTGACCCGCGCCAAAGAACGGCTGATGGAGCTGATGGAGGAACCGCAGAAATGACCAACGGTGACTTTATCCGCTCCATGTCGGATGCAGACATCCGGGAGAACTTCACCCAGTTGCTCTGTGAATTCGTCCAGCGGAAGCAGACGAGCCGTTGTAGAAGCAGGGAACATTGCTTCCACTGCATCAAGGACTGGCTGAAAGAAGAAAGCGTGGCGCTTAGGAGGGCCGATGATGACACTGAATGAGATTCGCAAGCTCCGGGGGATGACCCTCAGCGAGTTTAGCCGGAAGTCAGGGCTGTCCCCGCATACTGCACGGAACCTGATGGGCTACAGGGAACTCTACGGAAATCCTCGGATGGACACGATGGTGGATGCGGCGCGGGCGCTGAATGCGGTCGTGACGATCACCCCCAAGGGCGTGACGATCCGCGCCAGAAAGGAAAGCGCATGACTCCTATTCCATTCCGTGAGCAGAACATCACCTATAACCCGCCGGAGGGCATGGAAGACAAGTGCGAAGCGCTTCCAGCTTTCCGGGGAGAGGGACAGGTGATCTCCTGCTGGCATCTTACATTATGGGAGCGCATCAAGCTCCTGCTGACCGGGCGGCTGTGGTTCTCGGTGATCGGCAATGGACAGCCGCCTATCTGGCTGGGCGTGGATTGCCCGTTCATTCGTAAATAATCCGACCGCAAGACCTGTATTTTTGCCGTAAAATGTGCTAAAATAATTAGGTAGCACCTCTACAAATTGGAGGCCGCGCACATATTACTGGAGGTCAGGTATGACGGTGCAAGAGCTGTCCAGATACTTAACGCTTCGAAAGCAGATTGATGAGGACAAAGAAATCTACGAGAACATGTGCCAGAAGATGGGACCAGCATCCCCGTCACTGTCAGGAATGCCCCATACTCCCGGTGTTCGTGATAAGGTTGGTGATCTGGCCGCAGACCTGGCAGATTTGGATGCCGGCATCAAAGAGCTTGAAGCCGAAGCCGAGAGGGTGCTTCCAGCAATAGAAGAATTCTGCGTGTCGATTTCAGACCCGCGGATGCGCCTGATTTTCAGGCTCCGTTTCGTGCGGTGCCGCTCATGGGCAGAGATTGCAGGAACACTCGGAAGGTACTATACCGAAGCCGGAGTGTGCAAGATGGCATATAATTACCTCAAAAAGATAGCCTGAACCAAATTCAAAAGGCCGCTGCTTCAGTGTGAAAATGCTGATTCAGCGGCTTTTTCTTTTGCTTGCCTGCCACGGGTGGAAAGCGTAGTTTGTCAGATGACTTCCAATGGTTTCTGATGGGTTCCAATGACTTCCAATCGGTACGAATGCTTTCCAATGCTTTCTGATGACGCAAGGCGCAAGGCATGGTATTATTATG